GAAACCGCAGGTCAACGACACCAGTCTTAGTAATGTATGGTATGGATAACCTTCCTTGAAAAGAATCATGTCCAATCTCAGGCTCCCCTACTACGCCTAATCGAGCCAGACGTGCTGCTTCCATTGAGATACCTCTGCTTCTTAGGTAATCCTCTGCCTGATAAATGTTTGCCGCGTATCTCTGAGTTGCCTGGTCCAACAATTCTCTCTGCGATTGACTTTGCTTCACGTATGTCTACCCTTTCTTGCTGTGCGATAATTTGTAAACTGTTACCTTGGACTCCACAGGCGAAGCATATGTATATGTTATTGTCGAGATTAACACTTCCTGACTGGTGTGTGTCGGAGTGGAATGGACACTTGAGATTAACTTGCCCGTGTCCTTGTCGTACTTGCGCTCCATAGTGTACAAGTACTTCTCTGATATTTGGTAAGTCATTTGCCTGCCCTCTTAGTCCACTGTTCAAAGTCTTCCACCACCCAAGCCTTATCTATACCTGCTTGTCTACGTTTAACGATGACAAACTTATATGGTACTTCTTTTAATCCTCTAGCCTTAGCATAGTTCTCTGCTTCCACTTGCGCTTCTCTCCAGAACTGTGGTAAGTCTAACTTCTTTGTTGCCTTTAATTCTAATATGATTGCTGTTCCTTCTAGGAAAGCAACTACATCACCTTCATCTTTTGCACCAGCCTTAGTTAATCTCTCGGCTAATATATCTTTAGACCTGAGCCATCTAACTACACCAGTTTCAAATGCTGAACCTTTACGCTTACCATAACTACTCATGAGTAAACCCACTTATAGGTATACGCCAGCCATTTATATATGAATCATAATACTCAGGCTTAGTAAACTCTTCGGGATATGCAGCACCAAATATTTCTACCTGAGAAAAATATTCTAGGTCTAAACATTTAGTACCAATGATAACCTTACCTTCATCTTTACGCCAGAACGGTATACTATCTTGAGTTCTGATAGACCTTACCTCTACATTATTACCAACATCTGGCAATGAGTAACGCTTCTTATGTAGCACATTAGGATACCAAGGATTATTCCAAGCAAGATTATAGTGTTTAGCAACAGCCCACTCACACACATTGGCACGTATGTTAGCATTAATCTCAGGCTCTAACTTACCATCCGCTTTGCCTTGTGCGTAGTTAGGTTGGTCGGTAGAACCAAACTTAGCCAACCATCTTTCTACTGCAAGCATAGTGCAGACTCTTACTTCATCTTTACTTAGGGTTATTATCACGCCATTTTACCTTTGGAAACTTAGTTAAATTAATAAAGAAAAAAATGAAATCAAGCCTAATAACTCTAGCGATAACTGATGGAACATCAGCATCATCAAACTCCAGTAATCCATAGTACTCCATCCCTATACCCCAGCAATCCAGGGTATTCCTGTTTATAGTTATAGTATAATTATTAATATCTTTTTGCATCAGTGATTCTCTGGGATATCATCGACGAACATATACTCAGGATTAAATGCAATCCAAGTCATTAATGTTCCGCCTGCATCCGCCCTTCCGTATCTGTTCTTGACAGGTGCAACTCCCATCGACGTTCCAACAACACCAAGCGTGCATATAAGTGCTGGAAGTTGAGCAACCTTACCCTGGATAGCAGAGCGTGGCTGACACGGTGTCCCAAGAACAGCCTCGCTAGTGTGATGAAGAACAACAACAGCCGAGTTCGTAGCACGTGCAAGATATTTCAACTCCTTCATAATTGCTCTCATAGAAGCAAACTCTTCGCCACCATCAGTGGCTACATCCATTAAGTTATCAACTATGATTAGTGTAGGAGAACAACCCCACAGTTCTTCAAAAGATTGAACCTCTTCGTCGATGTCTTGTAATGTTGGTGCTGATTCAAATGACCAGACTATATGATTACTCTTTGATAGAGTAGCCTTAGTCCAACCAACATCAGACTGTAACATTCCCTCTACATCTGTTTGATTCTTTCCAGAAATCATAGAGGCTAATCGCATAGCCATTGTATGTGCATTAGTATCAGCAGAGATGTAAAGTGTAGGCACCTTCATCTTTAATGCTAGTGCTAATGCAAGTGTGGATTTTCCAACTCCTGGTGCTGCAGCGAACATAGAAACTTCGGAGCGACGGATGATAATCTTGTTCGACTCGAATGCTTTAAAGCAAGATGGTAATGGTTCCCCACCAATACTGGCACGACCAACTGAGCGGATAAGTGTACGCATCCAGGTTCCTTTCTAGTTCCAAAAAAAGATTTGTGCCAGTTTTTTAGTTTACTGGTTTGCATTGGTCAGGTGTTCCTTGAGGTGAAGGACAAGACCAGAAGGCATAAGGTTTTCCACTTGCCTTACTTATTCCCTCTCTCCATATACGACCCCCGTGCTTGCACACTGGTGCTGCTGTACCTGACGCTGGCGATACTGGGGTTGGTGCGGAGTAACTCGAGGGCTTTGTGTTTGTAGTGGAACTCGATGTCGATAAAGGGCTGAGGTTATAAGCACCTACAACCTTCTGTTGTGTTGCAGCAATTTGAGGAGAGTAATCTCCAATACCTTCTAACAGTACTGATAGTTCATCAGCAGTATTAGCACGGATGTTTATCATATCACCTGACGGTGTCTTGTAGGAAACTTGTAGTTTCCAGTCTTCGTTTGCCATTGTTATCTCATTTCTTCGAAGTGAATTGACAGTACTCTGTTAACCCACAACGATTGCAGTTGTTTGTATTAGGAATAAATATACCAGCCTTGCGTGCCTTATCGAAGGAACGTACTAAGTACTCAAGTTTCTCTTCGGTGTAATCACTAAGGTCTACCATAGCAGATGTACCTTCTTGCCTTGCCATCCAGTATGCACCATACTTAACATCTACACCTAAGACTTGCTTAAGTCCTAACTTGTAGAATCCAAGTTGTAAAGTACTAGTTGGGGTTTGTTGTGAAGTCTTGAGGTCAACCACGACTAACTCACCATTGACTTCAAACACTCTATCGAGAACCATCTTCACTGGTACATCAGCAAAGACTGGAGTTAACCCCAACTCTATGGCGGGTGCGCCTTCAGGAGTGTGCCAAATCTTCCAATCGGTATTGGCTTTTCGCCAATCAATATAAGCCTGAACCCATTCAGGTCCTGTGTGTTGCCAGAAATCTACATTCTCCCTATTGGGAAATGCTTTAGATGTTCTACCACCAACACGAGCAAAGGTTAAGTCAACACCCTCTGACTCTTTAAGCCAAGCCTTATCCCATAAACTTTGAGCGGTGCTCACGTAAGGCCTCCTTGAGTGCTATCTTAGCATTGAGTAATCCAACTAATTCAGTTTCATCCATAGTCCTATCGATAAGAGAATCAATAGAACCAATAGCAACATACCAGGTTTCTTGTAAACCATTGATATAGCGGTCACGCATAATCTGATTATAAGTTTCCCATGTTATGGTGGTAGCCCCACCAGTTTCATTAACGATATCAATCATAGGTTTTCCAAATCCCATAACTCAGTTGCAGTGTGAAATGATGACCCACCTACAGACCAGACTGATGGCTGTTCAGGTAACTGAAGTAGTCGACCTAGGTAGTACTGATAACCACAGTCGATGTATGTAGTAAATGCGGAGTATGATATATGTTCAGGTAGGGTGTATTCCCCAAGTTGTATTGTCATGTCAGATAGTATATACATATCCACAGGTTACTGTGGGTACGTAGTTGTAGTCAGTCGTACCTACAGAAAGAATTCGGGTTTGTATAATTGTATATATAATATATAATAATAAGACCCCTTTGGGGTCTATAATATATAATATATAGAGATAGAAAAACACGAGATAGAACGACGAAAGACCCCCCTTCCTAGTATTTCTACTAAGTCGGGGGGTTTAAATGTCTATAAAGGCCCTTTAAAGGCTAATTAGAGGTATCTATTCGGCTCCAATACCGTATTCTTTTTCGGTCTTATCTGCCCATTTAGCCAGAGGTCCTGCTATGGAACCGATTAAGATTGCATACTCAGGGGCTAAGTCAGCAGCAAGGGCTAGTCCCATTGTGATTGCTGATGCTAGGACAGCACGAAGGTAAGACTTAACTGCAGCCTTAGTCTTGTCGCTCTTTAATCTTTCGATTAAGTCTTTCATTTGTTCTCCTTCTTTGGTAGTGGCTTTACTAAAGCCTTTACCTTGTTGAGTGTCGGTGCTTTTCCCAGCCAAGGAAACCAAGGTGATGTATCATTACCAAAGTTATCTTTGATGGAAATATGTATGTGCTTATTATGTTTGTTAGAACCAGTGTATTCTCTGTCACCCTTTTCGGCTGACCAAATCTTACCCTTGAATATAAGATACTTAACTCTCTTATCTAGTTTAAGATGTGCATAAACTTCATGACAGTTGATATCATTCTCAGGGTCATGAGTCAAGTCTACTGCTAGCCCAGTATTGTGGTCCGAAGTCGGGCTTGCTTTCAGATGAGCAGCAGATGGTAGCAGACCATCGCTGGCTTTCTTGCGCTTCGGTCTTAACGCCGTCGCTTGACGGAGAACAGCAATTGCAGCAGGTGTGGCTCTCTTGACAACAGTTGCCATTTATTTCTTCCTTATCCATACTTGCCATCCCTTACGTAGGATTTCTATTTCATCTTTATGTTTATTCAACCAAGCATCTATTGCTGGTTTAGGATTCTTATCTGTGCCATCTGGATGGTCCCATTCATAATCATCAAATGCCATAATACCTTTAGACTTAAGCAAGTCCCAAGATAGGTCGGCATCTAATGTTACCGATTCAGGTAGATGGTCACCATCGATGTAGATAAAATCAAACTTAACTTCTCTATGTTCTTTTAACCAGTCACCACTAAATGCTTTATATGCCTCTACTTTTTTAGCATGTGGTTTTATCTGTTCTTTATATGCTTCTTGTATATCGTCCCAGTCATAGACTGATTCGTGAGGCAAATTGCCACACCAAGGGTCTATATCTATAAGCAATGATGATGGGTCAGTAAGTATATTCTCTAGTAACCAAGCAGATGCGTTGCCAGTGAAGACACCTATCTGTAGGAACTTAAGATTCTTTTTACCTTTAAACTCTGCTAACCCTGATTCAAAGTCAGCGACTGTAGCATTGTCATAAAACCATTTAGGAAAATTATCAGTCTTCATTTCTTAAGTGCTTGTAATACAAACTCGGTTAAGAATTCTACTTTTTCTTCTAGCCTATTGACTTGGTCTTTTACACTTGAGCCACCATTTGGGCGAAGTTCTGACAAGTAGTGTTTAACTAAGTGTCTTACTCCCAATGCTAGTGTTCCCATTAAAGTAGTTGCAGCCACAGCAAGTGCAGCCCAGTCGTTAGGCGTCATAGTATTATACCGTTCTGATAGTGATTTCGATAATGCCACCGAAACCAGAGAAGCCTCTGTCTGGTGGAGTTGCTCGTGTAAATGCCAACTGTTCTATAACAACTTGGCGTTGTTCTCCTGTTGTGAAGTCTTGCATTGTGACTACGTCACCATCTTCCTCTATATTTTCTAATGCTTGAATTCTAATAAAGGCTCTGCCTTCATATCCAGTTTGTACATTGTACTTATCTGTCTCAACATCAAAGCAGTATACTGGAAATCTCATAACCTGTTGGCGTGGTGTAGCAATAGTAGCCTTAGATTGATATCCTTTAAATACTGGACCCTTGGTTGTATCTGTAGCGTCTCTTCCGAATAAGAACTTAAATGCTACATATTCTTGTGCTGATTCAGGTTGCGATGTAGTCACTTCTACTGGTGGAACCACAGATGTATATGTGATGTGGTCATACTCAGTATTGTTTTTATCTACAGTCTCAAGAGTTAATGAACCGTAAGTGAAGTCTCCACGACCAAGTAAGCGTTTAAAGTTCTTTGGTTCTAAAGTTCCATAGCGAATGTAGCCTGTAGTAATATATCCATCTTCACGTAATGTAGATTCTGCTTCAATATTAATTGTTCCAGTTTTATTAACCAATGCTGTGGCAGATGATACTGCAGTT